CTCCACGCGGGTATTACCCGCGTGGAGATCAATGAACTTTTATCAGTAGTAACAATTTGTTACTCAAGTCTATCGAATGACTTTTATTAGGTATTCGAAACTCTTTATAAACAACCATGTCTATTAGGGGTTTTACCCCTATAGTTATTTGTTTGTATTTGAGTTTCAATGAATTGTTAGTAAAAGTAATTTAAGCATATACTTGTTTAATGTATTGAAAATTCTGCTGATTTAGTTTATGATCGAACCCAAGTTTTCTATCTGTAGTCGTTTCATTATTCTTTTTTGAATTTTGTTCTAGCTGGCGATTATGTTGCTCTTTCGAGCGCCAAGCTAAATATCGAACCGATTTGGATTGCAATTGGATTATATGGCATTAGTCTCAGTTGTAGTTGTTCTTTAACATTTCGATTCCGGTGAACCCCGGAATTTGTTCAGGCCTTTTGGCCACTAAAACGCTATTAACTCATACACACAGAAGCGTTTTAAATATATGTCTGTGAGATGTAATTTCGTAATTTACGGACTTTATTGAATGAGGTAGTACCTGTATCAATATCGTATTTCCACTCTACGGAGTGAAGAGCCCCCCTGTTTATTTGGCTCATAATAGAATAGACCTAGTTTATCATCACGCTATGATCCTGTGATGTTCTTAGGTTACCTATCTTATGATATGGGGACCAAACCCTAGACAAGACTCATTAGTCGGCGTATTGTCTGAAACCTATAGTGGGAAGTAATGACCCCCAAGTTCACTTGAGAATTCTTGTTGGACAGCTATTTGGTTGAAGCCTTACCAACCGATGTACTTAGTGTACCGCTTCTGCCTGCGGCGAATAATACATGTTTAAAGTACGTAAGTAAGTTCATCCTCTTAATTGAGTGGTGAAGCAAAGCTTTTGTGTCGAAGCACAATTGGATTACCAATTTTGCGGGCCTCTCGCGAATTGGTTCCTCTGTGCTTGTCGCTTTCAATTTTAATGAAAATGTCAAGCCAAGGAACTTCTGTCGCGTGTAATAATAGTATCGTAAATAATAATAGAGAGGTTTACGTTAGCTCTACGGAGAAATTCTACTCTTCTATCACCTCAGTTGATGGTGTCCCAAAACACTTCTTCTGGGTTAAGGATTCACTTGCCTTGGGCAAGAGTCCTTTTGTTCCTCAATCCGAGACTTTTAATCCTAAACAAGCTCGTCATATTAAGTTTGCTAAAAACAAGCGAGCTCGTAGACAGGAGAAGTTAAAGAATATGAGGAAGAACGGAAATCAAAATAATGTACCAAAGAGTGCTCCTAAAAAGAGTCCTCCTTTACAACCAAAGATTGATTACGTTCACCAGTCCCTAGTTGAAAAGTTATACCCTGCTAGTGTTATTGATTTAGCCAAGGATAAACTTTTGTCGATGAAAGCTGAAGCTCACACATCTAAACTTATGGAAGTTTTGGAAGTCGTTGGTGCATTAGCTATTACTCTACCTGCTTTGGAAACCCCTGCACAAGTCGCAGCTCAAATTGTTTTATCATTGAGAGCTTTGACAACTGGTAGCCTTTGCGAGCAAATTCTAGCTCAAGAAGATACTATTAGATGGTGTAAGGATTTGTTTGGATATAATATTTTTGAACAGCAAGCAGCAATTTTTGGGGAAAAGATACCAACTGGTGTTGAGTGGTTGAGCAAGATTCCTGCTTTGAGGGAAAATTGGGATGCCGTTCGCAATGCACCTATGTTTGGAAAGATTTCTGCACTTATTTCAGTTGCAGCGTCCGTTGGATTGTGCTCTGTTACCAATTTAAAATGGTCAGTACAGGGTGTAGATCTTTTCAGAGTTGGTACTGTTTCGAAACATAGTACTGCTATTGATTTAGTAGGCGCAGTTCTTGATACTGTCGTATACTTTATTGAAGGTGGTTATGAATGTTTCAAACAAAAATCCTTTAGTCCTTTGTTTTTTACTAATGATGACAGTAAAACCTTAGATGAATTATATTTTCCTCTTTTGGAATTGCATGAACATGCTATGGTTTTCAATCTTCATGAGAAGAAAGTTACTATCAAAGGAGAGCTTAAGACAATTAATGACATTGAATATAGTCAACTTTTGGATGAAGCTCTAGAATTATCAGAGAGACTCTTTAAATCTGCTAAAGGTACCTGGCAACAAGGCTATCTTGAAAAACGTATTGATGTCCTTCGCAAAAATCGTGCAGCTTACCAAGCTAAACGAATTGATGGATCTATGCGCTTTGCTCCTTTTACTGTTTATGTATGGGGAGACTCAGGACGTGGCAAGACCACAATTGCTCAAGTTGTTATGGCTGATTGTTTGGCAGCCTCAGGTGTTGATCCCGATACAAAAAATACTGCTATCATTAAAGAATCTGATAAGTTTGATTCCTCTTTGAAAGGACACACTACAGGTATCTTTTTTGATGACCTTGGAAATACCAAATCCGATTTCTTGGATAAGGCTCCTACAGAACGTATTATTGATATCAACAACAACATGATTACCTATGCAAATAAGGCTGATCTTCATGAGAAAGGAAAAATTGAAATCAGACCTCGTGTATTTGTGATCACTTCAAACGCTCCCTTGGCAAAACATGCGAATATTGGATCTATTTGTCCATATTCAATTGTTCGCCGTGCCGATGTTCATTTGGAAGTTGAAGTTAAGAAGGAATTCGCTCTTCAGGACGGTCGTCTTGATAGTGCAAGAGCTCTTGAAACTTTCCCTGGAGATTCATTAGTTAATGATATTTGGGACTTACAAATTTACACACCCTTAGAGAAGAAAGAGGGTGGGGATAACTCTCACTTACGTCACATTGATGGTATCAAGAAAAATAAGCCTAGAACCATTAATCAGACCTTGCGCTTTTTAACAACTAAATGTAAGAAGCACTTTGAAAATCAACGTCGTTTGATTAAGAAGGGAGAAGGTCTAGTTGCTTCTCGCAAATATTGTCCAAAATGTAATTTAGCTCATAATCTATGTGAATGTGAAGCTATTGAGGAACTTAACGAATTTTGCCAAGAAGTAAGAGACATTGTGGGAGATATAGATGATGATGACTTGGAATTACCATCTGATGAAGAAGGAGAACAACAAGCATCTTTGGAAGAATCCTTTGATTTCATTAAGGACCAATTTGAATCCATGGGTGTTCGTGTTTCCAATTTTGTTGGAAAATTCCCAACCTGGTTATTTACTAATAGATTAGTATCAGGGGCTTACATGCTTTGCAATGCCCGTAAATTTCTAACTTTTGAGAAGAAAGCCAGAAGGGGAGTTGGTTTTTCCATGTTATCAACCTTGACAGCTTGTACTATGCTCGAGCAAACAAATTCACTTGTGTGTGGAGGAATCGTTTTGGGTTTTCATGCATTAATGTATGGTGGATTGTTAGCTAAATGGAGAAACGATCGTATGAATGAATTGTTAGCTCGTAGAGATGCTACAATTGATGTTTTCAGATCTATCAGAGAAAGTAAGACTAAAGCATTTATTAGCATGTGTGCTATTGCTGGAGTTATTTATAAATTCACTGGTATTTTCCGTACTGCTGTCGCTTTACAGCAATCTGCTCTTGTTCCTGAAAATGTAGAGGAAATTGAGAAGAGAGATGCTGAGGTCAACCCTTGGGCAACTGCTGTTGCAGCTGAACTTCACGTTACTGACAAATCTGCTACTATGACGTTTGATCAAGTATTGAGCAAAGTAGAAGCAAATTTATGTCATGGAGTATTTGTTGAAAATGGATTCCAACAGAAATGTGATGTTCTCGCCCTTGGAGGCAATATATTCATGATGCCCTTGCATGTGTTCAAAAATCGTAAAGATATGAGAGCACTATTAACACGCAAAGATCCATCCGAATTAAACTCAACTTTTAAGGCTATTGTCAGCACTAATTATATGATTCCTATCCCAGGAAAGGATTTATGTTTAGTTAGTATCGCTTCTGGCGGTGTATTTGCTGATATTCGCCACCTGTTCCCTGATAAGATTACAGCTTCTGGTTCTGGTCACTTTCTTTACAAGAATGGTGATGGTTCTATGAAGTCTGATCCTATTCGTATTATTTATACTAAGGATTCTAAGTCTGGTGGTGCAGGTTATGATTATGAGTTGCCTTACAACACTTTTACAGGACTATGTATGGGTGTTGTAGTTGCCAATTTTGCACGAAAATGCATAGGAGGTGTTCACTTACGTGGTATTCCAGATTCTCCTAGAGGAAAAGCTTTAACAGTTACTCAAAAAGAAATTCAGGATGTTTGGGATCAAGCACATAAGAAATGGAAGGGTGCTTTCCCATCCACAGTGAATGGAGATTTTCCCACTACTCGTTATGAAAAACAAGTTTTAGTTACTCAAGATATTCATGAGAAATCACCTGTTAATTATTTACCCGTTGGCAGTAATGTCGAATATTTGGGACAAGATGGCAGGAGAGTGACTCATACCAAGAGTAAAGTGAGAAAAACTCCCATCTCAGATACCGTTGCTGAAGTTACTGGAGTTGAGAACCAACATGGTGCTCCTAAATTCCATAGAACTAGAATGTGGCAAGCATCTCTAGCTCATTCAGCCAATCCTAGTGCAGGGATTGAAGGTAGTCTCGTTGAAGCAGCATATAAGGACTATGTTGATGGTCTTATTGATGTTTTCAAGCGTGACAAATTTAAATTGTGGGTTTTATCAGAACTTGCTCCTATGACTGACATGGAAACTTTGTGTGGTAAAGATGGTAAGCGTTTTATTGATGCTATGCCAAAAGGAACTTCTAAAGGTTATTTATTGTCTGGACCTAAGCGAGAAATGATTGAACTATTGGATCCGTTGGATTATCCGGATTTCCAATGTCCAGCTAAAGCTCATCCTATGATTGTTGATGAAATGAGAAAAATGGAGCAAATTTTACTTTCGGGTAAGCGCTGTTATTCTATTTTCAAAGCATGTGTTAAGGACGAACCGACCAAGTTAACTAAAGACAAGGTTAGGGTTTTTCAAGCTGCAGACTGGGCCACTCAAATGATGGTTCGTAAATACTTTCTACCTCTTGCTCGTATTCTATCACTATTTCCACTCGATTCTGAGTGCGCAGTAGGTGTTAATGCTCAAGGTCCTGAATGGGATCAACTAGCAAATCACATGAAGAAACACGGTGTAGATCGTATCTTGGCAGGAGATTACAGTAAATATGATCTTCGTATGCCAGCACAACTTATTAACGCTGCTTTTGCTGCTCTAATTGAGATTGCAGAAAAGTGTGGAAGATACACAGAAGATGATCTTACAATCATGCGTGGTATTGCCACAGAGATCGCCTATTCTTGTGTAGCTTACAATGGAGATATTATTATCCATAAAGGATCCAATCCTTCTGGACAAAATTTGACCGTTTACATTAATTGTATTGTCAACTCCTTGCAGTTAAGATGTGCGTATTTCCACCTCTGGCCATCACACCTTGGTAAACCTAAACCTTTTCGTGAGGTTTGTGCTATCATGACCTATGGTGATGATGTTAAGGGTTCCGTAAAGAAGGGCTATGATTGGTTCAATCACATTTCGTACGCTGAATTCTTGAAGAAACGTGATATGGTTTTCACCATGCCAGATAAAGAATCTGAACCAACTCCTTACATGAATGATCTCGAAGCTGATTTCTTGAAGCGCGAGAATAAATTTAATGCGGATACTGGTATGATTCATGGAGCTTTAGATGAAGAATCAATCTTTAAAAGTCTCCATACCGTTCTTGAATCTAAGGTTGTATCTTTGGAAGATCAATCTGCTGGAAACATCGACGGGGCCTTGCGTGAATGGTGGCAACACGGCAAGGAAGTCTACGAATTGCGTAGAAAGCAAATGAAAGAGGTTGCGTTCAAATGTGGAATGACAGACTCTTGCAAAATGTTAACTGAATCTTATGAAGACAGGCTTAAACACTTTAAGATTAGATATCTTGGATGTGAACTTGACGAAATTGATGAAGTTTCAGATGAAGATGCATTTGTTTCTACCGTAGGCGATGAGTGGGATTTCTCAGAATAAATCCCTTTTGCCTTGGAGAGGCGTAAAATCTACCAGCTCCGGAACTATTCGTAGCATAAGTTTAAAATAGTTGTGTATATATGGATACTACATATTTTATAATTTACATGTTTATATATTTTATGGAAGCTTTGTACATATAGACATCCTACCCTTAGGATACCGGTATTTACTGGAGGTTTCGTCAACCAGGGAAACATTGTCACACACAGATACAGTGGGTACTGTTCTGATGTGGTGTTTATATTAAATATTGCCTACTTCACTTAATAATAATAATACAAACAGTCTTAGAACTGACTCAAATAGTTCTCCTGATAGCGCTTATAGTGTCTCAAAAGCAGCTCAACAGGTTTCAACGCAAAATGTACATTTTGTTGATGGAGACACGCCATGGTCTTACGACATTTCATCATCACCGGATAGCACCACCCAGCTCGCAGGATTTAGCGATGCAGAACTCGGTTCCTTCCTCGGTCGTCCTCTCAAAATCAGAGAATTTCAGTGGACTCCGGAAAGCACTCGATTGTTTGAAATTTTTAATCCGTGGACTGATTTTTTTAGTAATACAGATGTTTTAGAGAAAATAAATAGATATCGTAATCTTAGATGTAATCTTAGAATGAAGATGTTAATCAATGGTAATTCCTTCTATTATGGAAGGGCTTTAGTATCGTACAATCCGTACCTAACCAATGATAATATTACTCTTAATCGCGCATTTTTCGAACAGGATTTGGTTGCAGCTTCTCAGAAGCCTCATTTCATGCTCGATCCCACAACTTCACAGGGTGGAGAGATGTTGTTGCCTTTTCTTTGGCCCGAGAATTTTCTCGACATTACTAAGCCTAATTGGCATGCAAATATGGGACAAGTTACCATTCATGACTTTGACATTTTGCGTCATGCAAATGGAGGAACTGATCCTATAACTGTTACAGTTTTCGTCTGGGCCGAAGATGTTAATCTTTCTGTTCCCACTACTTCCCAAGCCCAATCAGGCTCGGCAAGCAGAGAACTTGATGAATTTGGGTTCCCTACCTATGTTGAACAGGCAGGGGGGAAGAAAAAGAAAGGCCCTACTAAGAAGGCCAATAATACCAGAACAAATGACGAATTTGTGAAAGACGGCTTAATAAGCAAACCTGCTTCTGCAGTTGCTAATGCAGCCAATGCTCTTTCTATGATTCCTATGATTGCACCTTATGCAAAAGCCACCTCTATGGTTGCTACGCGTATTGGTCAAATCGCTAAGATCTTTGGTTATTCGCGTCCGCAAGTACTTGAGGATACTAAACCGTATGTTCCTAGGTATATGGGTAATCTGTCTAACACTGATACTCCTGAGCCTTTGGTCAAGTTGTCTGTTGATTCTAAGAATGAACTTACTATTGATACAAGGGTTATGGGACTTGGCGGTGAGGATGAACTTGCTATTTCAGCAATTGCTCAACGACCTTCCTTTTGGCAACAATTTGATTGGTCCGAATCGGCTACCACTGACACTCTTTTAGCATCTATTGTGGTTACCCCGGAACTAGTTAGGACACTATCAGCTTCTCCCATAACTGAAGTGCACCCAACAGCCCTTGCTTTTGCTGCAGGTCCATTCGACGCATGGCAGGGGTCAATCAAATTTAGATTCAACGTCGTATGTTCTGAGTATCACAGAGGACGATTGAGAATCGTGTACAACCCACGCACCAACAATTCTGGTGCTGTAGCTTATAATCAAGTCTATTCTACTACGATTGATATCTCAGAAGATAGAGACTTTGAGTATGAAGTTAAGTGGGCTGATGTTAGAGCTTGGAATTTGACGTTCGGACCGGAGATAGCATCTGTACGGCCAACTTTCAGTACGATCACCAATGTGACAGCAGGCGAACAGTTTGACAATGGTAGTCTTGCTGTTTATGTGGTGAATGAACTTGCTACACCTAGTAATACCAACGCTGCAGTTAAAGTGCAGGTTTGGGTAAGTGGTGGAGAAGACATTGCCTTTGCGGCACCCACAAATGATAAGCTATCTAAAATCTCGTATTTTCAACAGCAGAGCGATATTGCACCGTATGTTCCTCAGTCAGAGGAAGCACCTGAAGCACTTGCCACGAGCACTGACGAATCTAATGCTCCTGGTTGTTCTAATGAGATTGAAGCTTTTGGCTCTAATTCAGATATGATCCAGGATGATAACCAGTATTTGGTTTATCAAGGAGAAAGGATTGTTAGTTTTCGCGATTTATTGCGTAGGTATAACTATCACACTTCTTATTGGCCTGGTGATATTGGTAGTGGCGTTCGAATGGTTGGCCACAACATAACAGATTTTCCTTATTATAGGGGATGGGACCCCAACGGGGGTGATGCCGGAGTACCAAGTGGTGGTGGTTCGGCACCATACAGTTATTGTAATACTACTCTATTAAATTACTTAACTCCCGCTTATGTTATGCGCCGTGGTGCATTACGGCACAAAGCCATTATTAGCGACATAAGTAGTCCTGGAAGTGCAGGTACTTTTGCTGTTGCTAGATATGGATTAGATGGCACAGACAATTCGGATTCTACGTTTTCGTTGGATGATGCCTTGATTGGTAGTAGACGAAGAAACTTTCTGAATACACAGCGTGGTTCCCTTGGAGGAACTGCTATCACACCAGTGCCTAACAATCCATGCTTGGAATATGAGACTCCTTTCTATACTTCAGGACAAAGATTTGTTCCTGCTAGGGAGTTGACATATTACAACTTGTCACATCTAGGTCATCAACTCACAACTGAGTTTAGAAGTAATGTAAGTGACACAACCGTCAGGATTGATAAATATATATCAACTGCTGAGGACTTTCAACTAGGACTCTTTATTGGAGCTCCAGTCTATTACATTTATGGTAATCCCCTCGCAGCTTAGATCATATTGGGTTCGATCGTGGCTATTTATATACATTTTTATATATTTATATATATTGTATATGGGAAAAGACGACAGTCTTTAAAATGTCGGAAGAGACTTTCTCATGGGGAGAAAGCCAGAATACTGCTCGGCGGCTGAGCAGGGGTATGAATACCTATTCATTCCTGGATGAGATGTATTTACATCTTACGTTGTGCTATTTGTAGCTCAAAGGTTTTATATACAAAACCCTAGTAAGATGTTAGCATCTTATTTGGGTCTTGAATTTTTACTTTGGGTCGCAAATTTCTATAGCGTATGTCCGAAATTGTATATTTTGACATGTAGTGTTCTATTGAGGTTAACAATTCCTCGCGTGACTACATGGACGAATTTGGGCCGCTCACGCAAA